GGCTTGAAACCACCAGACTTCAGTTGGATAGCTGTGGACAAACGACGAACATCTACGATAGGCTGAGAGTTAGTATAATCATCCCAGTTTACTGTTGCGGTAGCACCTTCACCACCGGAAGCGACACCATCCCAGTTGGTACCCCATACGTTGTCAGAGAAGAAGTTCGTTACGAAGTCCTTTTCACGATCAATCAGCATGTTGTGCAGGAGCATCTGAGCACCCATTGCACGGGTTTCCAGAGCGGCATCTTCGTTAGCCAGAGTTTGGGCATCAAAGTCAGTAGCCAGACCGAATACGTCAGCGAAGTAGTTGCTGTTCGAGAGGGTCATACCAACGCGCTCAGGACGGGTACGTGGAGCCAGTGCCTTGCGGTTACCTGAGCGGTTAAACTCAGCGCGGTTATAGATGAAATACTTGTCAGACTGCTTAGATACATCTACGATAGGGAATACCTTATCAGCGATGAAGTTATCAGTAGATTGCAAGTATGCGAGTGTGAGGTTTGTCAGTGGAGCATCCAAGTGCACCTGTGACGGAGTAAGCATTGCCATTTTATTTAGTTCCTTTTAATCAGTTTACGCGGATGCGTTGCCACCACGGAAGAAGTCAATCGTTGCCAGACCACCAGCAGCGGCTGCATCAACTACAATACCAACAATAATGTCAGAGGTTGCAGCTACTACGCCTGCGCCATTGGCGTCCACACCAACATTAGCGCCAGCGGTCAGACCACCAGTACCTGCTGTGATAGAGACACGACCATGAGTTACAACAGTTGCCGCAGCACCTGATGTAGGGGTGTTAATAAGAACACCGAATGCTGCATCAGCATTACCAGCAGCAACAACTGTGCTATCTGTTGTGTTCATCTTGACGAATGTAAACTGCGCGGCTGAGAGATCAGCACCTGCAATCATAGATTCGCGTACTTGGTTACCTTGAGTTGCCATTTTAATTTAGTCCTTTTTGTAGATTGCTTTGGTAAGTGCTTTACCTGCGTCTGTCTTAACAACAGCAGCATAAGCCTTAGCAAAAGAGATTTCGTGCTCTGCGGCATATGCCTTTGCGAGAGCATCCATTTGGTCATTAGGGTCTTGCATATCACCTTGTGCAGCAGACTTACCAACCTCTTCGGTCAGACCTTCAATAAGGCTATCTGTTGACTTAAGGAACTCTTTGAAGCCCTTTGCTGCATCTTCATCCAGACCATCAAGGGCTTTCAGAAGAATACGAGCGTTTGCCTCTGCAACATTAGGCAGGGTTTCTTGGCAACGCTTAGTAATGAGGTTTTCAGCCTTTTCTACATCTGCTTCTTCCAAACGCTTGAGGATAGTAGCAGGAATGTCGGCTTTATTGATCTTCTCACCTTCGATTTCAAGATACTCGACAGGGGCAGCTTTAGTTACACCCTCTGTAGTAATCTTGTAACCTTCGTCGATGAGGCTCTTACGCAGTGCTTCATTAGCAGCCTTAAGAGTTTCAATTTCAGATTTCAGAGTGTCAACCTCTGTGGTATCAATCTCTACAGCTTCGACTTCTTTAGCCTCTTCTGTCTTTTTGATTTCTTTAGTCATGTTTTCCTCTTGGGAATTATCACGCTTAAACAAGGTAATCTCAGCAAGCTGGTTTGCAGCCCTGTCTACTAGAGACACTTCGTCTAGCGTTAGGTTTTCAAGCATCGTTGGCATAGTGATTACCTTTGCTTAGGTTAATATCTGCGGGGAGTATTTGGAGATTCCAAGGTACGTGAAGTCCGCAGACGCTCTTGCCCTTTAGAGGGACAATATGGTCTACATGGTAAGTCTCACCTGTAACTAATTTCAGGTCTTGGGCTAACCAGTAGAAATTCTTAATCTCTTTTATATGCTCTTCTGTGAGCCAAGGGGGTGTAGCTTTTAACTTACGCGCCCTTCTTTTAGCTGATCGTTCTATACAAGCATCTTTATTAGATTCGTAGTACTGAACTTTCTGAACTAAGATGTTATCTCGGTTTTCTTTATAATACTTACGACAACTCCGTAAGTGCTTAACTTTTATCCTAGAGTAAGATTCTTTTTTAAAGGCCGCTTTACAAACTTTACACTGGTAGTACAAACCATCTTTAGTTCTGCTGTGCTTATGGTAAGAATCTAAAGGTTTACACTCTGAGCAAGTAGGGCATAACTTAGATTTCACGCCGTTGCGCCTTACCGCCAATACTAAAACCTGTAAATGCCCCAGACTTAACCTGCGACCAAGTTTCGTCGTCATGGACTTTTACTGCAATAATCCAACCCTCATAGGGAGAGGAAATCTGGAAAGCCTCTTTGATCTGCTTAGTGAGGGGTAGAGAGTGGATAATAGTTGTGGTAGGTTCACCCTTGTGCATGGTTAATCCGGTACGAGCGCCCAGCATAAACTCTGTAGCAGCTTTTTCCATTGTCTCTGGACTAATAACATCACCCTGTAGATCTACAACAGGTTCGCCATCTTTTGATACAACAGAGGCAAACCCGTAGACTACCCTCTGCTCATTATCAATCTTAGTCACTTCACCTTCAACAGTGAAACTATCTGCTTTACACATAATCTCTGCTACAACAGCACGGAGAGCCTCAACCATACGGTCCTCTGTGACTTCGTTATAGTCCTCTTCTTCATACTCGTTTTCGGTGTCCATATGCTGCAGGTATTCTTTATGAGTACCACCGGGCATATAATAGGCTTGACCATCTACATCGTATACGTGGATACTACCACCAAGACCAATAGCATTAGAACGGGACTTAGCTGACAGGGGATCACTGAATACATCAAAACCCGTTTGAAATTTATTAAGGTCAATCATGGGCTATATGTCCTTTGTAGGAAGATGCTCTTATTCCAAACCTCTACGTTAATTGAAGGTGTGAGATAGAACTTACCGCCGTTAGTGTTAAAAGTGGCTAGGCAGAAGATAGGAAAACCAGCAGAGAAACCATGAGTTACACCGCTGCCCTTTTGCAAAGTGAGACGACGATCTAGAATGACAATACTTGAACCTGAGCCAATATCTAATTCAAGTTCCACGTACCCATCACCTACAACAGTGGGGGCTATGCTTATACCTACCCTTGTACTGTAGACTTCACC